GGGATTACATGAAGATAAAAACTGAGTCTAACCGAGTGGTAGTCACTCTAGATAAGCCAGCAAACCAGATTTTCGTGTACCCAAAAGGAGAAATACAAGTTAAGCAAGACAGGATAGGCAGAGTTTATTTAAAGTTCATAAAGGGAGGTGAAAAAGAGAATGCCAAAAGTAATTGGCGTAGAAGAGCAGAAAAAGAGTGAAGTGGAATACCTCAGCTACGCGGATGAATGGCTTGACAATCTAATAAACGATGTAAAGCCTATACTGGCTAAGATAGCAGAGGATACTTTCACAAGATACCGGCAAATAGGCAAAATGATTCTGAAGTCAGGCTACAAGAAAGGGCAGTGGAAATCGAAGCATAAAAGAAAATTCATTAAAGAATTAGGGATCAGTGGTTCAACATTCAGCTTGTTCGTGCGCTTAGCTGAAATAAGCGACAAAGAATTCAAGAAAATCAAGGACACTTACAGCTCAGTAAACGAATGGTACCGAAGAGGGAAGCCTAAGCAAATCAGCGATGAACGCAAAGCTTTGCTGAGCAGCTTGATAGAAAATTTCCCTGAGCAGAGCCAGGAGATAAAAGAGATTCTAAGGACAGAGAAACCTTACTTAAAGGAGAAAGACTTAGGAGAGTTCTCAAGGAAAGTCTTCCTAGGCAACCAGACTCCTATGGAAGCATTCGTTAAGTACTACTACTTAACCAGCGATTCAAAAATTAAACTGCCTATGTGGATACTGGTAGGCTTCCAGATTTACTTAGAGAAGACAGGCTTAGATCAAGACTTAGACACTACAATATTCTCTGCGCTCAACGATATACTCTTAGACGAAGGAATAACCCAAGACGAAATAGAGAAAGCAGCTAAAAACATGCTCAGATCAGAGTGGGGAATCCAGTGAAAGTCTCAATAATAAACGCTGTTTACTACCCTATTAAAGGGAGAGTTTCTGAGCCAGCTAGGCCTGGAGTAGCTTTAATAGGCAGAGATGTAGAGACTAAAGCTAAAGTCTACTATGCTTGCTCTGTTGATCCACATTTCTACATTGAGGACTGGGTGCTCAAAGGAGCTGATTTAGCAGCGTTAAGGAAGCTTGGAGCGAAAAAGATTGAGTACAGCACTAAAAGGACTTTGTCTAATCGGCTTACCAGAAAAATTAGCGTACGTAGATGCTCAAATGTAGATGAAATATTGACTTACTTAAGGAAAGTCTACAGAGCTCGAGCTTACGAAGCCGACTTAGCTAAAGTTTCTGGCTTGCCAATAAGGTTCCTTACAGAGCACCATTTAACTAGCGGCTATGAAGTTAAAGACGGTGAAATATACCCGGCTGATGTTGAGCCTGTGCTCAGGTATTGGCTCTTTGACATAGAGTGGATAAGCTCTAGAGCTGCCTCTGTAGATGCTAGGAGAGATGAGCCTATAGTTCTATTCTCTTGGTACGACAATTTCGACGACAAAATAAGCACTGTGTATTGGCACGAACGAGATTTCCCAGCTCTCTCTGATTTCCATGAAGTCTACAAAGCCAAATGTGAAAAAGAACTTCTTTATGAAGTGCAGAGAAGCCTCGAAGAGCAGAATCCAGACTTGCTTGCTGCCCACAACTTGTACCGAGCAGACTTGCCTAAATGGTTCTCCAGGATGCTTAAGCATCGAATGAACCTTAATCTGCTTAGCCCTAAGCCTTTCAGGAAAGTGAACATGTACCCTAGAATGACTATAAAAGGGAGAGTCCTCTTCGATGTTCTCTCAGCATTCAAATTGTACACAAATAAAGAGCTTGCCAGGTATAGCTTAGAGTATATTGCTGAACATGAGAAATTAGGAGTCCCTAAGATTCCTCTTAAAGGCACTACTTCTAAGTATTGGAACGATGAAATTAGTATAGATGTAACTTTAATACCTGAAGAAGCTAAGAAGTATCTGCCTAAAGAAATACCTTCAAGCTTTGTGCTTTATTTGAGAAACTATCTCGATGTCTTAATACTCAAAATGCTTGAGGACAAACATGCTCTCATAAACTTCTTTGCAAGCTTAAGAGCGTTTGCAGGCTGCTTGTTCGAGGACACTTTCTTCAAGTACAAGATTTACGATGCTGCTCTCTTGAGAATGTGCAGCGACATTGCTTTACCTACTGCAGGCCGATACTCTGGGAGCGGAGGCTTTAAAGGAGCGTTAGTCATTGAGCCGTTTCCTGGAATCTACGACAATGTAGTCTGCATAGACTTCAAGAGGCAGTACCCAATGATAATCAGAGGGATGAACATAAGCCCAGAGACTTTTGCAGGAGTAGAGTACAAAGACCCTGAAGGCTTCGCTAAGAGGATGCTCAAGAAAGGTTATTGTGTAGCTTACAACAAGAGGGCAGCATATGCATTCAAGAGCAAGCCTAAAGGGATAATGGTTAAGCTTGTAGAATATTACTGGAAGCAGAGAGACCGCTTCGAGGAAGCTGCTCTTAGAGCTGCTAAAGCAGGGGACAGAGAAACAGAGAAAATAGCCAAGAGGAAAGCGTTCCAGACGAAGCAAATCTTGAATTCAGCGTTCGGAGTCACAAGCTACTCAGCTTTCAGACTGTACAAGAGAGAGTCATGCGCTGCTATACCTTTCATGGCTAGGATAGGAAGCGAGAAAACTCTAAGCAAGTTAAACAGCAGAGGATACCAAGTTCTCTATGGGGACACAGACTCAATGTTCTTTATCTCTTCGGAGAGCATTGAGCAGCTTAAGCAGCTTATAGATGAAATTTCAGCAGAATTAAACAAAGAAGCCAAAGAAAAATGGAATGCTAAAAGAGACTTGTTTGCTCTTGATCTGCAAAGAATCTACAAGAAATTCATAGTCTTGACTAAGAAGAGGTATGCAGGCTTGTACATTTGGGACTCAAAAGAAGGCTATGCAGAAGGCTTCGAATGGAAAGGCTTGGAAGCTATAAGGAGCGATTCGAGCATCCTTGAGCAAACAGCTCAGAGGACAGTAATCACAATGCTTCTCAGAGAGAAAAGCAGAGATGAAATCTTGAAATACATCAAAGAGTTAATCAGAGGCTTAGAAGCTAAAGCTTACTCGATAACTGAAGTAGGCTTCCCTGAGAAGATAGGCAAGCGCTTCAAGATGGCTAAAGGAAGAATAGTTGAGTATGGCTATGGGAATAGAGCTCCAGCCAATGTGAAAGCAGCATACTACAGTAACATGTATCTAGGCACTGACTATGCTTCTGGAGATAAGCCGATTAGACTGCCAATAATACCTGAGAAGCTAACCAGCTTCCCTAGACGATTCACCATGGTTTTAAAAAATTCCAGCCGGGAATACGAATGCAAATGGGTCGCTATAGACGAAAGCTTAGAAGTCCCAGAGGAAATCGAGAAAGCCGTTGACTGGGAGAAAATCAAAGAGAGGTTCCTAAACAAAATAGCTCCTTTAATGGAATTGGCTGGAATCAAAAAAGAAGATGTGCTGCCTGAGAAAGAAAGCTTGAACAGGTGGATTAAATGTGGCAAAGTGGACTGAAGAAGACGATGAAATACTCAGGAAATTGTATCCTACTTATGACATTGATGTTATTCTTGATGCTCTAGGAGGAAAATTCTCTTGGCATGCAGTCAGAATCCGAGCTTCTTTACTGGGTTTAAAGAGAATAGGGAGAGGAGGAAGCCGTGGAGAAAGCAAGTATGAAGGAATGGCTTACTGCTCGAAATGCTCTAAGTGGATTCCTAAAGAGAAAATTAAAAACTATCGCTGCCCTTACTGCGGCCGGAAAGTCAGATTCCCAGGTCCACTCAGCTACAGGAGGAAGAGGAAATGGAGGAAAGAAAAGAAAGAATAGGAAAGACTGAATACTACCTTAGAATAGCAAGCATGGTGGCTATGCGCTCAACTTGCCTCAAAGTAAAATTTGGTGCTATAATAGTGGACGATGATGGAGTAATACTTTCTACAGGCTACAATGGCTCTGCTCGAGGAAGCTTCAACTGCGATGACTTAAACTACTGCTTGCAGGAGCACTTAGGGAGCAGAGGCTTCTTTGATTATTGCATTGCAGTCCACGCTGAAGAGAATGCTGTAATTAACGCTGCAAGATCAGGAGCAAAAATAAAAGGAGCTACGCTTTACTTAGCAGCTGCAGCAGATTCAACTCCAAAGCAGATTGAGAGAGCTTATGAATGGCTAAACAAAGGCCCATGCTTCCGCTGCAGAAGAATCTTAATAAATGCGGGAATCAAAGAAGTCGTGACGCCTTATAAGCGCTGGACATTCAGTGATTTGGTGAACTTGGAGAGGAAGTGGTTCGAGGATGCTTACAGAGAAGCAAGAGAAAGAGAGAGCAAAAAAGCTCTTTAAGAAATTGTACGGCAAGAAAGCTCCTCACTACAAAGTCTTAAAGAAAGAGCATCCTTTGCTGTTTAACATAATAATGAAGTATTGGAACGGCTATCGAGCTTTCTTAAGATCCATAAATGTTAAACCTCCTAAGCCTACTCCTAGAGAGAAAGCTTTCATAGAATTCTCAAGCCGCTGCGCTAAGCGCTACTATGAGAATGGTGAGTGGAGCACATTTGAAAAGGAAATGAAAACTTTAATAGACAAAATATGCTTAGACTTAGGCTTGACTTACATCCACAACTACAAGTATCCTTCTATGAAAGGCAAAGGCTACTACAAGTTTGACTTCTACTTCTTCTTAGGTAGCAAAGAGCTTAAAGCTCGAATAGAATGCGATGGAGTATTCCACAGGATAGGCAATACTGCAGAGAGAGACAAAGCCATAGATGACTATTTAAGAAGTAAAGGAATAGAGACTCTGAGAATAACAATTAAAGATGACCCTAACAAGTATGCTATTAAAATACTGGCTTTCCTTCTTAAGAGGATAGGTGATATGAGTGAAATGGTTACCCGAAGAAATAGAAGTTCTAAAGAAGCTTTACGGTAAAAAGAAAGTCAGAGAAATAGCTAAAATTCTTCGGAGAACTCCAAATTCAATAGAACATAAAGCAAGTGAGCTAGGCTTAAAGAGGCCTGAATATTGGAGCAAAGAAGAAATTGAGATTCTCCAAGAACATTACACATACAGCAGCAAAGAAGAGCTTTGCAGTTTACTTCCCAAGAGAACTTGGAGTGCAATACAGAAGAAAGCCAGAGAGTTAGGCTTGCAGAGGCGAACAAAGTTTAAAAATGAGCAAGACTTTAAACAGTATTTGGAGTCTTTAAGAAAAGTGGTGGAATTTTAATGCTTAAATTAACCCACGAATACAAACGAGTTATAGCTTTGATCTCTGACTTGCACGTTGGAAGCCGCTTTGCATTATGGCCTGAAGACTATACAAGCCCTTTTGACAAATCCAATATTTCAGCTATGATGAATCCAGGGCAAAAGAAAATCTTAAGCTACTGGAAGGACTTTGTTAAGACTTGTATAGACTTCAAGGTTGACAGCATATTCTTGGTAGGAGATGCAACTGCAGGCTACAACCCCAAAGAATACGGAATGTACATGATGACAACTGACATAGAAGAGCAGATAGAAGCTACAGTTAGACTCTTGGAGCCTTTGTGTAAAGGGAGAAAGCTTGCAGTCTGGAGAGGAACACCCTACCATGAATCTCTAGCTACAAACATTAAAATACACAAAGCCATAGCTGAACGCTTAGATGGAACTTATTTTGATGCTGTAGCAAACTTGAAGCTTACACCATCGAAAAGAGTAGCTAATGTAGCTCACAAGAGCACTGGAGCAGTCATGTACCCTGAAACTGCTATGGGCAGAGACATGCTGACTCTGAAAGAAGCTGAAGCTTTAGGCTATTTACCGACTAAGATAGATGTTATAATTCGAGCTCACAGGCACAAGTGGTGCCACATACACAAAAGAGGTGTACACTTTATTCAGCTTCCTTGCTGGCAAGCTTTTATACCTTGGTACGGAGCTGTGCGCTGGTATACTAGGATGCAGCCTGACTTAGGTGGGGCCATAATGCTTATAGACAGCAAAGACAGAATCAGAGTGTTTCACTTCCTCTATCCTGCTGTCCACATAGCGGACAGAACTTTAAAATTTTAAAGGAGGTGAAAGTCTTGAAGGAAATAACTGCTAAAGTGATAACTGTGCTCTTCTGGCTTTGCATCGGTGTCTTAATCCATGATTATGCTCATGCTCTTTGGCAAATCGGCGGCATGCAGGAAGTCTTAAGCTTACAAGGCGGCTGGATAGCTTTAGCTTGCATGGTTGCTCTCTGGGTGCTCCAAGGAAGCTTAGGCTTCTTATCTTACATGAACACAGCTAAGTACAGGATCATGGAAGAAGTCTCGAAAGGAACACTAGGCGTTCTCGGAGTCAACATTGTAGGCTTAGGTGTAAAGCTGATACAGCAAAGCTTGGATGTCCTTGCAATAGGAGTCTTGGCTTCAGGAGTAGCTTTATTAATTGCATTTGCCTATTGGGTATCGAAGGAGATAGAAGCTCATGCAGCCTCGACGCAAAATCAGAGAGCTTAGAAAGAAAATGTTGACTGAAGGATGCAGCTTCGAAGAAGCCATCCTCGAAATACTTGATATCCTTGAGGAAATGGAGGTGAAATAATGTCTACCTCTCTTAAAACTGGTAATACAGTCACATATAAAGACTTCGAAGTAACTTATGCCTTCGAGGAAACAATTTACTGCTGGAGATGCGGATTCAAGTGCAAAAGCAGCTGGAATTACTGCCCTAAATGCGGAGCTGAATTATGCAAAAGGTGATATAAATGAATGTAGATAAACTAGCTAAACAGCTTCTGAAATACCCAAATGTAACAGGATACTCAAAGAAATTAAGGAAGAGAATCAAAGACGGCAAAGTAGTAGAAGAATGGTGCATACAAGTCCATGTATCGAAGAAAATCCCTCTGAAAGAACTTAAGCTTAATGAGGTTATACCTGCAGAAGTAGACGGGATACCTGTAGATGTTGTAGACATCGGCGAATTAAGAGCTTTATCTATAGACAAGACTAAGAAGTTTCGGCCATTGCAGCCAGGAATAAGCATAGGTAACTATGCAATTACAGCTGGAACTCTAGGAAACTTTGTCTTTGGAACAAAGAAGCCTTTCAAAGGAGAAGTCTTGATAGCTTCGAACGCTCATGTTCTCTGCGACAATCCAAGCTTTGAGAAGCCCAAAGAAATCAACATTGTGCAGCCTGGCAGGTACGATGGAGGAACACATAACGACAAAGTAGGAGAGTACCGTTGGCACCAAAGAATTAAGCCTTTAGGCTCTGAATCTTCATGCCCAATATTGACTAATGCTGCTAAAGCAATGAATTGGCTATTAAAGCAGTCAAGGAGGAAAAGCAGAATTTCAGTCTATACAGAAGAAGCTAACCACATCGACTTTGCTGTAGCCTCAGTAGAGGTTCCTTACATGTTTTTCCATGCAGACAAAATTTTCGACAGCTCATACGAGTGCATAGGCTATGGTTTTGCTGGAAGCAACAAAGTAAGCTTGGTGTGCAAAGGCAAATACATTGAGCAGAAAGGCTTCCTTTACTTAGACTATCAAGCTGAGCCTAAGCATTTTGCTCAAGGCTTCGTAGGGGATATAGTCGAGAAATCAAGCAGAAACTGCTGGGCTCAAGCTAAAATAATAGATGACAGCGCTTACGAAATAATAAACTATGGAAGCTTTTATGCTGCCTTTGACGATGTAATACTGACTTCTAAGCTTCTGGATCCTGGATGCAGCGGATCTGCAGTCTATAGGAAAATCACAGAGGGAAGCTTGTGGAATCCGACATAGTTATACCTGATTGCCGAGGTAAAGAATTCCTTGTATGCAAGCGCATAGGAGGTGATTATGAGCTTAGATTCATAAATAAAAAAGGAGAAACTATTTTTGTATTTTGGTTTGCTGTTAAACCTCCTATTTCTCAGAATAGCAAAATCATTACTGCTATGTTTAAAATAATTTCAGAACTTGTTTTAGGCTAGTTAAAGCTTTTTATCTAGTCTATATCCTTTTCATTCTTAAGCCTTTCCTTCTCATACCCTATTAAAAAGTACAAGATACTTGACACTAGCCCTCCAACACCAACACCATACATGAAACCAAGGAAAAAGGCAACCCAATTCAGTTTTCTCACCTCCTTCTATCTGTGGAAATGCTCAAAAGTGACAAGCTGTCTGCATTTTAACATCCAACAAACGCCTTGGTCAACAGCATCCTTTGAACAGAAGATGATGGCAAGTTCATATGTTTTGTTTGGTTCTAAGAAACCAGAGACGTTCAAGGCTAAGGGAAGGTTTCCATATCCAGTTGCGTCATGCCATTCGTGCATAAACTTAGTATCTTGACTTATTACTTTGTTATCTGTTGTGTTTTTAAGCTGAAAATGAATAACTGCATCCCAGATAGTATCACCCCCTTGAATCCATACGTATGCTGTTGCAAAAAGAAATTGTTGTTTGTCTGGTGTTAACGTTGAAACTGTTTTCCGTTCAGTTGAATTTGCAGAAATAGTATCTGCCTGGTAAACGCCTCCATACAAAGAATGGCTCACTTCAGTAGATTTTGCCCCTCTAATTTCACTGAACACTACATCGTCAAAATATACCCATTTCCCTGATATTCCTCTGTTTCCCAAGTAAATTCTTGCGTATCTCGCGTTTGAAGGCGCAGTAGCCTCCAACTCGCAAAGCGTGAAAGATTCACCTATTTCTTTATTGTCCATGTCGCTTGCATTAATGAAATTCTTGTCTTTGTCAAACCATTCTATGGCAAGCGGATTAAAAGTCTCCGTACCTTCACTAACCTTCACATATACGCTTGCATAGTATTTTTTGCCTCCATGAACAAGGATAAAAGAACTTCTATAAGCACCATGCCCCGTAGAATTTGTCTGGTGTATATAAGCACTTTTGCTTCCTTTCACATGGTTGGCTTCGTCATCTCCATATTCTCCGTCTCCATTATTTTCCCAAGTGAATTCCCAGAAGTCAGGGACACCATCTCCATCTCTGTCTGTCTCAAAAGACTGGTTAGACAGTAGATTCTCGGGTGGTGCTGAGACATCTGTAAGTGGATATCTTGGTATATAGCTCAATAGCTTGTTGCCACTCTCATCTCTCCCTACAAACTTGATTAGATTGTCCTTGTAATTATACCATGTCATGCCTATCTCTTGATTAGCAGGGTCTAAGTCCAAAGCATTGAATCGTATATGTGAAGTGGTTACACATCCATCCTGGATATCTACAGAGCTACTCTTCTGCCAGAGTTTAATTGCATCAAAGTAGTGGGTTACAGATTCACTCCTCAACTTAATCTTTGCAAAGTAAGCATTTGAAGGGGCAGTGAATTCTCCCTCTTTAACTGTCCAAGCCGAGGAAGTAGAGGATAAAGTGTCATGAGAGATCTCATTAGTGTTTAGATCATACCAGTAAATAGAGATAATTCCAGAATAGCCTGCAAGAGAAGACTTGATAGCTCCCTCTAGATGATAGACCTTTCCAGCTTTAACTGGAATGAATCTTCTTGTGAACACTTCACTGCCACCTGACAACTCAAGGGCATAAGACCCTTCATAAACCTCTGTACTTTGAGCTGTTCCTCCAGTCCATTCTGAAGTTGCATCTCCCAGCTCAAAGCTCCCATCTGGTACTTCATTTTGCACACCGACTAGAAGCTTGTCTGCTGTTATACTTTTCGCTTTCAATTGAGTTGCTGTGATTGTCTCAGCCTCTATCATTCCACCATCTATAGTTGTCTTGCTTCCATGCCTCCAAGTATCTAGAAATGTAGTAGTTCCATCAAATACTATCTGCTTAGAAGTTATCATCAGAGAAGGATCCGAAGTAATGTGATCGGTATTGATGACACCTGACTTGATATGAGTAGCTAGAATGGACTGGGCAGCTATAGCTCCAGCTCCAATAGTGGGAGAATAAGAGTTGAACGGCACAATTGTTGAGCGTTTATCTGTGCTTCTATCAACTATTACAAGAAGCCCCTTGCCCTCGCCTACAGCCTCTGAATAGTCCTGAGTCCAGTGAAGATCGTTGTCATCTTTGGTCCAATAACAGTACCAAAGGCCTGTCTCAGAAGGTGCATAACCAGTAAGGTTCTTGTTTATAGAATGAGTTGATCCATCTGCAAATTTTATAACAGGATCTGAACTTCCATCTCCAGCTGCCCAATAGAATGTTCCATAATTACTTTCATCCTCATCTTCCCACATCTTGAAGTCAGCTGTCCAAGGTCGAGATTCGATTTGAAGATCCAGAGGTGCTATCTGCAATGGCTTGCCTTGAACACTTTCTGACTTGTCACTTTCTCTGTTCCCTGTATCCACAGCTGACACTGCGAAATAATAGGTAGTGTAATCTTCGCCCTCCTTTTTCTTCCAGAAGAAATAGGGCCTAACTGTCTCACCTGCAATATTAGTTGGTGGATCAGAAGTTCCATAGTAAACTATGTAATGGCTTAAATCAGTTGCATAAACTGGGTCCCATTGGAGCAAGACTCCATTAACTGTATTTATCCTGGTAAGATTAGTAGGGGCTTCTGGAGGCATATTATTGATTGCTGTTGCAACTGTAACTGTATCCGACCAGTCAGAGAACTGACCAAGCTTGCTCACCGCACATACATGCACTTCATAAATAGTATCTTCTTCTAGGTCAGGCGTTGCTACAGTGACCGTTGAACCTGAAGACGGCTGAGCAACTTGAATGTGAATCCACTCTTGGCCTGGCTTTCTATAACCAATTATATATCCACCAGCATTCTCAATCACATTAATAGTGATCTCTAGCCAAGTTCTGAACACTGTTTCTGTATCTATCTCCTTAACTTGAACAGTGAATGTAGGTGGAGGAGGGACCTCATCCTTTATGTCAGTAACATCATCCTTTTCTTTATGGAAGTAATCATCTAAAGCTGGAGCTTGCTCTTCGTATATGGGATATATCCCGTATTCCTCATATTTCTTGAAGTCTTCTAATTCTTTATCTAAAGTTTTAACTTTCTTTTCAACTTCAATTTTTACTTTGTCTATAGTTTTAGTTACCGCTAAAACTCGGTAAGTAACTTCTTCTTCCCAGCCTAATTCAGGTTTATTGAGCTTAACAGTGTCTCCAGGATAAAGATTGTAGCCTTGGGTTACTTTGAGGGGCAAAGTTACACCGCTGGACTCTGTATTCAGTTCGTTAAGCTTCTTCTGAGCTAATGTATTCAAAGTGTCAATGTCCATTGCTCCTTTCTCTGTGAATACTGCTACTTTATCTCCTGTTCCAGCGCTGCCTTCGATGTAGTTTCCGTCTTTGTCTACACTGCGTACTATCACTTTTTCTATTTTTTGACTTCTATCTACTATTCTTTTAGGCCATTCAAGAGGATCAACAGAAACATTTGTGTGTTCTTGCCTGGTTCCTATATTGAATCTAGGATTCAGTGAAGCATCCCAGTCTGCCCAGAAGTCTTTATTGACTGCATCAGCTAAGAATTGTGCAGCTTTCAGGCAGTTGCTCCTTATGAAGCGGACAGAAACAGTCCCAGATGGGCATTCTCCTTTTTGAACTCCAGCTTCATCGCAGATAGCTTGTAGCACATTCGATATTGTCTCTCCTACATATTCAACTGCATGAGATGAGCCTGACGGTATAATTTTAGGATCCATCTTAACGTAAGCTTCAGGGTAAGCAAAGCAAACCAATAAGTCTTCGCTGTACTCAGCTCCTACCAATAAGCCTTCAAAGACCACTTCACTGCCGTATAGAATCCTTATTTTCTTGTCTGAAGAAACAAAAGTTCTGTTGTCACTAGTGTTAGGGAGAACAAATGAGCATTCTTCATGGCCGTTCAGTTCTTGATATATTTTCTTGAATACTGCATCACTTTTCTCAGTCCACTCTGAACCGGTGTAATATTCTACTTTCCACATTATTCCATCACGTGGTGCTCTGATCCTCTATAAAATTCCATCTTATATGTATAAACATTCGGGTATCCGCCTACTTTCCTGTAGACAAAAGATGTCAATAACCATGTGTCGTTCAAATTGCTGTCCAATTCTGAAATAGTAACTTCTTTGTACAACCTGCCTAGCATCGGTAATAAGTAATCGTTCAGCAGATCGGAGTCACTTTTCCCTTTTTCATAGAGCAAGCCCTCTAATGTAAGTACATCGGGTTTCCTACCATAACTAAGCAGTATAGCTTTCCCGCCGGGTTTAGTTAATGATTTGGTAATGCTGACACCTTTGAACACTATGCTCTTAGGATTTCTAGGCCAAGTTATCTCTGTTGAGTCCCAACTGAATTTCATTACAGTTTCCTCCTGCGTGCAGCTTCAGCTACAGCTAAGCTAGTCTCATGAATTAATTCTTCTTTGTCTACATCAGAAGCTAAATGCTCAACGTTAAATGTCACATAAATAACTGAGTAGCTTGAGCCGCTTTCGATTCCTCTGAGAGGAGCAGTACCTAGAGGGCTTCTAACAGTTCTCAATTCTCCGCCTAGCTCAAATGTCTCTCCTGTAGTTTTAGCTATTTCCTTGTTGAATTCCTTGAGAGCTTTAGTCATTTTAACTACATGCGGAGTAGCATGCCTGAAGCAAAGGTTAAGCAAAGCATCAGTCAAATTGCCTAGAAAATCAGCTGCTCCTCCAAGAACATTGTTTATTGAATCCAGAGCATTCTTGAACCAATCCAATGCAGGCTTGAGTGCAGACCAAATGGCATTTCCAACCCACTCAATAGCTTGCTTTATTTTTAGGAAAATATTGTATATGCTTTCTAGAACAGGCTTAAGAACCGGTGACAGAATATCATACAGCTTCTGGAAACCTGCTATCAGAGCTGCAACATAAAGCCTGGCTAATTCATAAATTATTCTTCCCACATTATAGAAAAGCTCCCCTATTTCTTCGAGTATAGGCATTATAGGCTCTAGTGCAGATACAAAGCTTTCCCATACTCCTTGGAAGAAGCTTACTATTTCACTCCAATGCTGAATAATTAATATGACTCCTGCAATTGCTCCTGCAACTGCTGCTATAACAGGCAGCAAAGGAGTTAAGCTCCCTAGCAAACCAGTTAAAGCTCCTATAAGACCAGTTCCAGTAGTTGCTGCAAGCATGCTGTTCATAGCTACAAGCTGCAATACGGACCCTAAACCTGTGAGTATCGGACTCAGCATGTAAGCTGCGGTCCCTATTGCAATCATCAATGGGGCAAAAGGCATGAGGAAACCTATTATTTCAGCTGCTAACGGTATGAGAGGCTCCAATGCTTTCGTTAAGCTCAGAATCATTGGAACTGCTATCCGTACACCATCTACGAAAGCTTTGATGAATGCCGGCCCTACATCTCGAAGTATCGATATGACTTCAGGAACTATATCCCGAGCAAAATCAGCCAGTACAGGAACAACTTCACCTTTTACGCTTTCCCAGACTTCATAGAGAGCATCTATAAGCTGGTTAATATAGGGCAAGAGAGGCTCTATAGCTTCAGCTGCTATCAAAGCTATAGTGGCTTGCAGATTCTGCATAGTCCCTTGCAGCTTGATCCCTGTCTCAGAGACTACACCTATAGCTTTCTCCAGTCTCTCTTGGGATTCAGCGCTGAGCAAGCCTGTAGCAGCCAGCAAGCCTAATGCTGAAGCTGCAGCTTCTACAGACTGCTCCCAGCGCAATAAAGTCCCTAAGCCTTTCCTTATAGGCCTGAGCATCCAGTTAAGCAGTATCCTCCCCACAACTATGGTCCTAAAAGCAAACCAGCCTAAACGGTATCCTGCACGGGTTAAAGCTCTCCCTAAGCGTCCGACTCTCTGGCTTAGAGTCACATGCCCTTTAGCTGCTCTGGCTTCTTCTTCAGTTAACCTCCTAATTACTTCAGAGAAGAATTGATGGCTTCTAGTGGATGGCACAATTTTGGCTTTCTCCTCGGTGAATAACTGTTTGGCTATATTCAGTGCTTTCTCCAAGCGCTCTTTGTCACTTATTACTTCTCTTATTCTCCTGGAAGCATTCCCGTAGACTCCTATTAAGCTTCTCAGCTTGTCCTCTACTCTGCTGGCTACTCCAGGATGCTTCTCGAGCCATTCGAGTATCAGCTGTATTCTAGCTTCTCTAGCTGACATTTCTTAGCCCAGAGTCTCCTTCTTTTCCTCTTAATCTCCTCTTTTAAGCTTTCAGGCTCCTCCTGCTCAGCTGTTATTTGAGCTATTATAGCAGCATCTAAGAGCAAGTCTTCGAGAGGTGATTCACTTATTTTGAGCAATTCAGTTGGTCGCTTTCCTATTCTTAGAGCGAGAGCTCCGGCGAGCTGAGCCAGAGGATTCTCTGCGAAATTTCTGTCTTTTCTTGATCCCTTTAGCAGTCAAGCCGTTGAATTCCAGGATCTCTTCGAACAAAGCCACCAGGTCTTCTATTTCTAAGTCGTCTATGCACAAGCACTTAGGGCATTCCTCGTTCTTCTTCTCTTTCTTTATCTTAGGCTTAACTACGCAAGCTGGTATCACTATGTCTATGAGCTCTGGAAGCTTCTCTCTGATGTTTATTGCGCTTAACGCTTCATTTATGTTCTCTAAGTCTGCATCTTCTGGCAGCTCAAGCAAGCCAGCTAATTCCAAAGCTGCTTTGGGAGGAATCTTCCTTATTACAAAGACTGGATGCTTACCTGCAGCAGTTACAGAAGGCAAAGTCACTTTCTTTATTTTGCCAGCTAAGTATTCTTCAGCAGTTGTATACTCCAATGTTTTCACCTCTAGTAAGCTGAATCTTTGTTGTACAGGGTTATTTTGTTATTGTCATCATCTAGAACTTCTAGAACTAAGCGCTGAGTTAATCTGTCTCTCCTGCTCACTGAAGCTGGATTCTCTTTGACTACACATCTAGGCAAGCTTATTACAAGCTCATAGTTAGGCTTGTCTGCAACCCCTGTAGGTGCACCAGTTAATGCTATGGTTACATCAAATTCTTTCTCTTCGTCTGCAGGCTCTGTGCCACCGTTTTCTGCAGCCCAGAAATTCTTCCTTGCAGCCCAAGACTTCCACTTCAAATCCATTTCTAGAGTCCACTCTGAACTTTCAAAGTATATTTCAGGGAGCTTTCTGCTTCCAGCTTCATGGATGTCGTCTGGCCTGCTGTGAGCTATTTGGAACCTGAATGCTTCAACGTTGCTCACTGTTAAGCCAGCAGTGCTAGTTAAACTAGCATCGTGCAGTATGAAGGGCCTTACTGAGTCTAATGTTAGCATCGTAGATTTATCCACTTCTTTTTCCCATTGGTACTGAATCTCTGCTTCTAAAGTGACTCGCTCTCGAGCAGGAGCCTCCAAAGTCAACGTCTTGATTAAGCAGCCTAAATACTGGAGTGCTTTGTCTGCCTCTCGGTTGTCTTGGACAGTAAACGACTTAATGCTTTTCAGATCAAGGGTGTACTCATGCTTGTATATAGCAGATGAGCCTACTTGAGTGGTTGTCACTGAGCCTAGAGCCCATTTAAGGAAATAGCCTATAGCATGGGGTCTGGCATATTGCACTACTCTCCCTGTTCCTACGAAAGGCCCTAAAATAGAGACTGGTTTCATTACGTATGCTGATTCTAAGTCTATGAGTCTCCCTTGATCAGGAGTAAAGTCCAAGTCTATGTAAGATAAACTTTTGTGCATGGAGCTTGCTGCTTCTCCGTATTCACTTTCTTCCCCTATGTCTATCCATCTAGCTGACATTATTCCTCCTTCTCCTTCTTGATTTTAACTTTAATATGTCCACTTCTAGACATATTCAATATAGCTTCGCAGATTACTTCACTTTCATTGACTGGCTTACCAGGGAAACCTCTCTCTTTCATTATACTCTGCAAAGCTTTCCAAGCTTCCTCGCTTAGAGTTATTACTCTCTGGTATGTTCTCTTACTCATCTCCATCACCACTGAGCTTTTATTGTGAGCCGGATCATAGCGTTATAGTAAACGAAAGTTTCAGCTGCTCCAAATGTATAGATTATTTGGTTAACAGCTAAATCCTCCCAGACCCCAGGATTGTAAGCATTCTCATCAAGTTTATCCTCGACTAAGCCAACCAAGGATATGAAGCTCTCGATTTCTTCTTCAGCGTTGCTTTGAATGTCAGCTTTGACTCTGACTAATAAGTTAAACTCTAAATTGTGCAGGTTCTCAGCTGTGCTCTCTGGAGCTACAATGTCTCTTCTTAAGTGCACCAAAATGCATCGGTTGTAAGGCAGATGCTTCCTGTATCCTTTGAAAACATGCTTCTCGAATTCATCGATTTCCTTAAGTTTAGCTACTAAAGCATCTAGAATAGCGTTTTTACTCTCTCCGCTCCCCAACTTACTCACCGACTCACATATAGAATTCAGAAGCAGAATTATTAAAACTTTTCTAAATCCAGAGAACTTTGGCTCGAGCAGGCCTAGGGAAGAACTTCTTCTCTATCTCAGTGATTTCCTCTTTCCATCTTCTCAGAGTCTCAGAAATCTGGGTGTTAACGAAAGTTTGGAAATCTCCACCTACAAAAGAGCCTAAACGAGCAGGCTCACCACTTTCCACTGCAGCTTCAAGAACTCTCATCCCAACTTTCAATGTAGCATAGCGATTAAGAATTTCCTGAGGAAGATTCCAACCATATGAGTATGAAGCTTTCAGAGCAGCAGGACCAGTCTTCAAAGGAACGCTGCTGTAAATAAAGAATGCTACTCCATGCTCTTGCCCAGCTCGCCCTTTAATGGTCAAAACCATAAAGTCGCTGTCTGCACTCTCATCCCAGCCTGTATAGTAGCCTCTAGTTAACTCTTTCCACTCTGGTGTATCAGTTAAAGAACTTGTTCTCCTGTATAGAGTTACAGTTTTACTTGGTATAATAGGATAATATTGATTCTCTTGTATAGGTATTACAACACCTTTCCTGAGCTGCTCAGGATCGATTCCCTTGCACAGCATCTTGAACCTGGTTAACGGTCGCAAGCCTATCCTTATTTTAGGGACGCTAAGGTAAACATTGCTGGCTGAGTAGCCATCTCCAGGGTTAGCGTTGTCATCCCAGCCTAACTTCTTTGAGTCTATCTCCTTTTCGACTTCTTCTATCCAGCTGTTGACTTGCTGGGATGAAGGTCTTGTAGAATCGGTGATTTCCATTTGAACAAGGTTCTCTATTTTCTTCTCGTCAGTGTATTTGCCCATTAGATTTCACCTAAATTAATTTCTTCTCTGAGCCAATCATACATGAAATCATAGACGTAATTCATTGTGTTTTCTAAGAAGTCGTAGCCTACAAAGCCTGGATGGTGAACCCAAGCTTTGACAACCCACTTTCCTTCTTTAAAGAAAGCCAAAGCTCTCTTGTTCTTAGGGTATATGTAGTGAGGTCGAGCTCCATCGTTCACTATTCGAGCATAAGGAGTGTCAGCTATTATCTTCCTTGCATCAGGCAAACTTTCAACTCTAATAGATCTTCTTAATCTCCCTGTTTTCTTGGGCACAAGCTCTTTCATTTTCTGCTCTGCATGCCTAGCTAAATTGTCTAGAACTCGGTTGGGCCAGTGTATTCGAGCTATACGGCTTACTCTCTCGATTAATAAAACTGCTTCATACAAGCCTTTGACTTCTACTCGGACTGACATTAATGCCTCTTCCTGTTTATCGCTAAGTCTACAACTGCAGAGCCGTCTCCGCTTCCGTCGTAAGTCACTTTTATGGCATCCCAGCACTGAACAATGTCTTCTGGAGTCAATAAACCTGTAGAAGTAAATTGTTGAGTACTTCCTATCTGCTTCCAAACTGGAGGGGAAGCATCAGCATCGTAAGTTCCATAAACTTTTACATTTACAGTGTATGTTCCAATTATAGTTACTTTCCCAAAGACCGTTATTCTGGCGTAATTCAGAACTCGAGCTATTATAGCAGTAGTCTCGCTAACTGTACCGCTAATACTTTTGGTTACCCTTTCTTTTTTACCTACAGCCAATTAGCCCACCACAAGCTTTAGTATTAGAGCAAGAACGCTTAAAAACGTTCCTGCTCCCAAGAGGGTTTGGAGCCAATAGCCTCTCTTGAGCCATTTTATCTCTGTTTCCACTGTAGTCAATCTGTTGTTTAAAGTTAAAGCCCAGCTTGGCATGGGATTGTTCTTCTTTTTCTCTTCGCTCAATTAAAGCACCAGCAATATGCCCTCTTTTTAGACACGTTATTCATGACCAAAAGCAAACCAGTAACCGTCTTCTCCAGCAACAGTCACAATGGTCACAGCACTGCCGTCGCAAGGCAAAGTTTCATTTACTACAGGAACATCAGAGACTACAGAGCTTCCTTTGTGCTGCAAGACTATGAATTCGCAGACTTTCAATCCTGTATCTATGTTCCCTCCGGTGTCAGAGGCACCGTTAGTGAATGTTCCCCACGTGACCACTTTGTTGCCGAATACAGTTCTGCCCAAGATGGTTGAACTAAACGCCATTTACACTCCTCCTCTATTTAATTGGGAAGATCATCGGCTTACGCCTCCCAATTCACGCTTACTTTATGTCTCGGAGCTTTCCTTGGACGTTGAACCTGTAGCAGATGAGCTCGCCTACAGTCAAGTATGCTCCTTCAATTCTGAGCTTGTCTTGAGCTACATAGCTTGTGTAGTCTCTCTTAGTTTCCATGTATCTTGTTGGAGCAGCAACCTTGAACGACAGGTATTCAGTGTCTAAGAACATTGCTTTGCTTATTGTATCTCCATAAGTTGAGTCTGTGCATCTCATAGCTGCAGTCGTGATTATCGGTATACCTCTGAAAGTGGCTACGCTGAATCCTGCTTCGACTCCTGAAGCAATGCCTCTTACTCCACCGTATTGAGGCATCACTTTGGCTTCTCCCATGAATCTGCGCTCAGGCTCCAATATCTCTGACAAAGCAGTGACAAAGTCTGCTCCTGTAAGGATTACATCAGGCTTGCCTCCAGCTTCAATGATTGTCCTCCAGACTTCCTCGATGGCCCACAGAGTCAAGTCGCCATCGGTGCCTAGAGTTCCTCCAGGAGCTTTAACTACAGCATCGTACGTAGTGCTTGAATCTCTGTCAATGTCTAAGATTCCATATTTCTTCCACGGATCGTAGTAGTGGTCATGGCTTCCACCCACGGCATCTTCTTCTGCATCGCTGGCTATAATTCTGTCCAGAGTCTCGAAGTTGTCGGTTCCAGCCCAGTTCCCGGAGGCATTCCCAGCTAAGTACTCAACAGACTGCACAAGCATTGTGTTTATTATAGCAGCATGCTCCTTGCCCAATTCCTCTCTCATCAAAGGAATAATTTCTACTGAATCGTCTATGCTTGACATAAACTCATAGATTTCTTCAGTTCCCCAAGTGTGTATGACTTCTTTAGGCTGAGTGGCGTTCACTACTATAGTAGGAGCTATAGTGTCAGGCAGAGCTCCTCCTCGTGCAATGCCTCCAGCCAATTCAGCTCCGGAGTGAGCCCAAGACTGTCCAGCAGCAGTCAAGAGCCTCCAACCGCTTTGCTTCCAGACTTCTTTAGGCAGGATAGCAAAGACATTCTTCTCGTAGTTAAGGAAGCTCCAGACTTTGCGACCGAAGAGAGGCTGAACCCAGTCAGGAGCAGTTGTGTAAGCTGGAGTAGCAGGAGTGACATCTGCATCTGCTTTCCTTATTATAGGCGAGCCGTAGAATTTTCTCTCTAGCTCTCTTAGTTCTTTGAGGTTCTTTTCAGGGTCGTCTATTCTCTCTTGTACGTGCACCATCATAACTCACCTTTCCTTATCTTTGAGAAAGGAATCTTGTAAAGCTCTTCTAGAGGTATGTCCATCAGAGTCTTCTTTATTTCTGTCTTAGCAGGAGCCACAGACTTCTTGACTTCAGTTGTCCCTCCTAAGCGCTTGTTTAGAGCGTCTTCTATGGCTCTCTCAATCATTCCTCTGAGGTCTTTCTCTGGGTAAGGCTCTTTGTAAGGCTTCTCTTCCTCTTCTTCTTCGTCTTTAGGCTTCTTAGCTTTCTCGTCTTCTTTAGGTTCTTTGTAGGCTTTAGGCTTTTTCTTCTCTGCTTCCTCTTCATCTTTCTTTTCAGCTGTATCCTCTTCACTTTTCTTGGCTTTGGCTTTGCATTCCTTGGCGCACTCCTTGAAGCTCTTACCGCTCTTTAAGCATTCGGACATGCATTGCTGATATTCTCCTTTGATTACTCCTTCTTCAGCTAGGATCTCTAGAGCTTTCTCGAAATCGCTTGGTTCACCAGATTCTGCCTTCTTTTCTTCGTCTTTAGGCTCTTTGTACGCTTTTGGTTTCTTTTTCTTCTCTGCTATCTGCTCTTCGAGAGCATCTAAGCGTTTGCCTAGATCTGCTACAAGCTCCAAGACTTTCTCCAAAGTTATTTCTTCTTCGCTCATTTCTTCCACCTTTCTCACTATATATGGCGCTTCATCTACGGGAAGAGAGGCAACGCCACCTTTCCTCTCTTCTTCGGTTAGGAGCAAGCGTTCAGGCTTGCTTTGCTTGCTCCGTAACAGTACCAAGTCGTACAAGTCTAAATAATCAGTATAAGAATATTCTCCTTCATCTGTTATCCACTCCATAGAATTCCAAATGTCCATTCTCCCTTTTCTCCTGAGCTCGTTGTGAATCCTAGTTTGTATAGCTCTGCCTAACCATTCCTGAGTAGTAGGAGCTTTAATGTCGTAGTCATGACCATACCCTAACTCAGCATTCCTGCCTACAAGCCTTACAATGCCTCTAGTAAGCACTATTCCGTCTGGTAAAGCTTCTAATAGATTGTCTCTAAAGACATATCCTCCTTTCTTTAGAGCTTTCATAACAGTGAACAAGCAAAGCTTATTTGCTGGTCGATCTACAACGCTGATTTCGTGAAGCTCAAGCTTGTCTATCCTATTATAAGAGCGACCATTATGCACATATGTAGAAGCTAAAACCTCTCCGGCTATCGAGAAACCTCTAAGCTTCCCTTCCTGTATAAGCTTCCAAGTTTCCCTGCCTTTCTTAATGTCTTGCCTTATTTCAGCCAGAATAAACAAGCCTTTATCGTCTACTCCAGACTTGTACTTCTTCCCTTGGGAATCAGTGTATTCAAGGAGAACTCGGCCTACAGGGATATTGGAATGCATAACGTGAATGTGAGCGTAATCTAAGTCTTTAATGAAATGCTCCCATGCTTCCTTCAAAGTCTCCAAAGGTATTTTATCTCTCTGCTCATCAACTATGTCTACTGATGCATAACCTCCAATAACGTGTCGTTCTTCATCTACTTTGCTTATTTCGCACCACAGAGAGAATGGAGCTTTGCATTGAGCTTGCATAGGATCACAGTTAATTCTATCATCGCTAGATTTATAAACTTTTCTTAGTTAAGCTAAATACTGTAGTATTGTCCAGACTTATTTAAACCAAACTAAGTTTATTCATACGGATTTGTATACATGTAAGATTATACAAATAAGTTTGTGCAGAGCAATACATTAATATTTGAAGTTTCAAATGAAGCTTCGATAGAAATGCCTAAGAAAGTTACACTGCCTAAATGGCTTCTCAAACTTATGAGAACTAGAGACATGACTCTGGAGCAAGCATACGATTTTGTAAGGAAGCATGGATTCAAAGTAAGCATAGGCTGGCTCTCAATGCACAAAGACTTGTGGAAACCTAAGCGCAAAAGAGAGCTTGTATTCCGCGAAGAAGACAAGTATTTAGACAGCGATTTAGCCAAGAGGATAATGCTGTTCAAAGGTAAGCACTTAGAAGACATGAGCGAGAAGAAGCACTTTACAGCTAAAGACTTAGAGAAATTTACGGAGAGGACTCCTGAAGCCTGTGCAGAATTTGCTAGGCAGTGCTTAGTATGGAAAGGGAAGCCTATTGAGCTCCAAGATTACCAGCTTAAAATGATAGAAGGCTGGCTAGGTCCTAAACCTACAGTCTATCCTATAGGTAGAGGAGGAGGAAAAGACTTTACTCTAGCTGTTTTCTTAGCATGGTACTTAACTGTTAACCCTGGAACCAGAGCAATAGTGATTTGCCCTGCTCAGAGGCAAGTAAAGACTTTTATCCATGAGAATCTAGCTTTATTGTTCCAGACTTCCGGCGTTCTTTATGACTCCATAGAGAAATTCATAGAGGAAGAATTTAGGTTAACCAATGGCTCTGTAGTCTTCACCTATGGAGCTACAAGTTTTATAAAAGGTAAGCATCATATTGACTTCATATTCTGCAATGAAGCAGCTGAAATCCCTGAGCATGTCTTTGAGAATGTACTACTGCCAATGCTAGGCAGCCATGAGACTAAAGGTCATTTAAGCATTATAGGAGTCCCAGGTGGACAGCAAGGCTACTTTTGGAAAGCCTATCAAGACAGCAGCCCAGATATGAATGACCCTAAAGCTAAATTTTATAGGATACAGCTTCCTACAGAAGTTAACAAGTACTACAGTAAAGAGCAGCTTGAAATGAACAGAAGATTAATGAGCCATGATGTATTCCTTCAAGAGCACATGGCTCAATTCTTAGACGTAGAAGGAGCATTGTTCACTCAGCAAATCATAGAGATGATGAAAGAGGACTATGAAACTAGATTCGGCATAGTTGACAACAAAAAGCAGTACTATGCTGGAATAGACTGGGGAAGAACAGGCTCATATACGGTAGTCGTTATATTGTCTTATGATCCTAAAGAAAAGTTTGCTAGAGTGGAATATATCCAAGGAATGCGCAAAGCTTTCCCTGAGCAATTGGCTTGGATCAAAGCTGCAGACAACATTTACGACTTTAAATGCTTAATGGTTGAGAGAATGGGCTTAGGCATACCTCCTTCAGATGAATTAAGGAAAGACTTAGGCTCAAGGAAAGTAAAGTACTTTATTCCCTCAGCTAAAATATGGTTTGATGCTTTCACTCATCTCAGAGATGCAGCTGTAAACAATAAGCTTGTTATACCGGCCAGCGAATTAAAGCTCATATCGCAACTCAGGCTTCTAAGCTTCAAGATTAAAGGTGAGCATATCACTGTTAAATCAGAAGGCAAAGACGACTACGCTCAAGCTTTGGCTATAGCTTACTGGGCTATAAAGAAGCGCGGTCGAGCAGGAGTAGCCGGTAAGCTTTAGACATAATGATAATAAATATTCAAAACTGTATTTTTATGGGCTGCACATGAAGCACTCATTAGCTCCTAGCTTAAAAGAGAAGCCTCAAGAAGATGATTCTCTGAGGGCTAAAATAGTTAAGACTATAGCAAAAGCTTTAGGCAAAGAGAATTTAATAAGCAAGCGGCGTAGAAGTGCTATACCTCAATATGTTTGGGATGCAGAACCTAAGCTTAGACGTCCAAGAGTAGACTATGTTACTCTGGTAGAGTGGGCCAGGAACAGCTGGGTTCTAAGAAGAGTCTTTAATGCTATAATTAGAGAATGCACGAGGAATTGGGGTCATATAGAGCCTAAATTCAGAATGAAATGCGAGAAATGTGGAACCGAATTCCAAAGCGTAGTCAATAAATGCCCAATATGCAAAGTTAAAAAATACCTTAGAGAACCAAGTCTAGCTCAAAAGAAGCGATTAGAGCAATTAACTACAAAGCCTTCACCAGACCGCACTTTCTATGAGTTTATACGATCAACACTGTTTTACTTGCTTGCTACAGATGATTTCTATTGGAGCATTGTCTATAAGCATGTAGCTGGCAAAGGTGAAACCGGTTACATAGCTGAGGAAGTCCACGTTGAGCATCCAGGCTACATATTCCCAATAGGAGATGAAAGAGGCTACTTAGGAGGCTACCAGTATTTCTGCCCCAAGTGCTACTACAGTGAGAAGTACAAAGGTCAAGACTTGGTGTGGGATATAAGGCAGGAGTCACCCAGAGTCCAAGAGTCTAAGATTTTCAAATGCCCTATATGCGGAGAAATAATGGTTCAAACTTGCTACGTTCAAGAGGTAGCTGGCAAAGTAGTAGCCAGGTTCGGCAGAAACGAAATAGTCCATGGCTCAATGTCCAGATTGCCTCCAGAATTATTCGGCAATTCAAAGCTTATATCGTTAGTTAAGATCCTAGAAACTCTGAATGCTATAGATGACTATCAACTTGAAGTGCATACAGAAGGCAAAATAGGCGGATTACTAGTGTTTCCAGGCTTGGATCAAGACCGTGTAGGACAGATACTCCAAGATGTAAAAGCTGAGCGTGAAGAGCTTACTCAGAGAGACTTAGAGACAGGTGAATACGAATCTAAGAAAAGAACAGCTTTGATATTTGTAGGCTTAGAAGAAGGAGACAAGCCTGTAAAAATACCGTTCATAGATGAAGAAGAAGCTAAGCAAACTCTGGAGTACTACCAGCTCTACATGAATGCTGTAGACAGCGTTTATGGCTTAGATACTACCATAAGCACAAGGAAGAGAGGCTCAACCAGAGAAGTAAGAACTAAGATCGAAGTCAAGCGTGAAACAGCTCAGGAATACCAACGCTTAATAGAAGAGACTTTGAACAACGAATTACTGCCTTTATTTGGTATAACAGATTGGAAGTGGGTGTTCAACCCTCTAGAGTCTAAAGACAAACTTAGAGATGCAGAAGTTTTACACCAGACTATGGCTGCTGCAGTAACAGCTAGGAATGCAGGCTTCAACGTTAAATTCCAAGATGGAGTCTTGACTATATGGGGAGAAGCAGAAGCTCTAGAAGAGAACAAAAGCCGAGTAGGCTTGCCCAATGTAGAACCTGGAGTGGCTCCTAGGAGAGTAAGCAGAGAATTTGTGACCCCAGTAGAGATATCACCGTATACAGGAGAGGAAGTCTTAGCTTCAACGTTTTCAGAGAGGCTCTCGGAACGCTTACTTGATATCTTAGAAGAAGCTAGACAAAGAAGCCATGAAGGCAAAGGGAAGCTTAGCGATATACTCCATGACGCTAGAGCTAAACTTTTCAGAGCTTTAAGCAGAGCCAATCTTAGACTAGACAAAAAGGAAGCTCTCTACGCTAAATTCGATAAGCTCTTAACGGAGATTGTAAGTAATGAGCACAGTTAGGTATCCGGTTAAGCGTGAGCATTGGAGAGAGCCTCCATACATGCTGCCCAGCGGATTGTGGGTTATACCTCAAGGAAGACGCTCGATAATGTGCGAGATGGGCTTCCACAAATTCATTACTAAAACAGTCTTTGGTGTACCGTACTTGGTTTGCACCAGATGCGGTTACATAGCTCCTAAGCCTGTTCTAGAGCATACAGCTACTAAGAAAGAGCTTATAATCAAAGTCCAGAAGGAGATGGAAAAACAGAAGCCTACTTTACCTACTCACCCAGTTAAACCAGATGAGCTTAAAAGAGCCAAAGAAAAACTTATAGAGAGAGTCTGGGAGGAATACCAAAGCAAGTACAAGAAGAAGCGAGGCAAACTAATCAAAGTAGGTGAGAAGCGTTGATTAAAGTGCGCTTTGATGTTCCTCCATCCAGATTCCCAAAAGGAGATAAAGGCAATAAGCGCTTGTACTTTGAGTACATGCTTCTAAGGCACAGCTTTGCGCAGAAGCTTAAAGATCCTAAGAAAGGCCTTAAAGCCAGCTTAGAAGAGCATGCTAAATACTACATACTCATATTAGAAGAAATGAAGAGGAGAGGGCTTAAAATCCCTAAGCCTACTGGTCATCCTATAGAGAGGTATGCAAGGCAATTCAGCAATGTTGTACCTGTTAAAAAGAATATGTCTGAATTAGGACATATCCTTAAAGCAAATGCAGTTTACCTGGTTAGCCATGCAAAAGAGGTCTATGATGGAACAAAAACTCTCTGGGTAACAAAGAAGCCTTATCCAAACATGCTAAAGAAACCTTTGTACTTAGCTGGAGACGGAAAAGTCTGGGGCAAAGTAATCTTGCTCAGCATCACTCCCATATCGCTTAAAGAATTCAAAGAACTTAGAGCTTTGCATAGAGTAACAGAAGAGGAGAGGAAGAAGTGGTGGCCTAAGGCTAAGAAATTCTATGCTTATTCATTTAGGTTCGAGAAGTTCAAGGAGCCTTGGACTTTCCTAGGCTTGCCCAAAGGTCCTCAAGTCTTCTTTACTCTTACAGACAAAATGGTTAAGAAAAGCTCAGGCTCAATACACTTCGAGTTTATAGGGACAAAAGGAGATGTAGAGTTTCCTCCTAAGCTTTCATCTGGGGAGCCTTGCAGAGCAGACTGGTGCAAAGACCCAGTAAATCTCAAAAGGAAGCATTCAGGCTTGCTCATAGACAATTCAATACTCATAGACGGATGCGGCTTAGACTGGAAGGACAGCAAAATAAAGCCTAAAGCAGTACTCTTAACTCATTTGCATCCGGACCATGCCGGAGCTCTCTGGGAAGGACAAGAAAGCTCATTTAAGGAGTACTTGATTAAGAACAGAGTTCCTATACACGTATGGAAAGGCTCCCTTGAAATCTCGAAGCCTGTCAAGCCGTTAGATAAAAGACTCAGAGTGCTTAAGCATCAAAGTAGAAGTAAATTCACTATTCAAGGGCATACATTTCGCTTCTTCCCTGTCTACCACTCAAAGATTGCTCCATGTGCAGCCGTCCTAATAGATGAGCGAATGCTCTACAACCCTGACTTTTTAGCTTGGAAAGGAGGCAACCCGTTCAAAGACTACAAAATCGACTTGTACATAGGAGATGGCTCATGCATGAAAGTAGACATTAAAAGGCCTGAGAAAGTAGGTCACATGTCCATGGCTAACCAAGTAAAAATGTGCAGCAAAGTAGGAGTTAAGCATGTAAAATTTACTCATGTAGGACATTTGTACCAAACTCATGAGGAAGCCAAAGAGACTCTAAGAATCATAGCTAGAAGTAAAGGCTACTATGAGGACCCAGACAAAGTTTACATAGCTGAAGACGGAGACTACGGTGAATTGCTACCTGATGGCTCGATAAAATGGAAAGGTAAAACCATAGAGAAGAAGAGCTTCTACAAGCCTAACAAGCCTTATTGGAGAGAGTTTGAGCCTGAGAAAGTAGCTGATATACCAGGCTTCTCTTTCCCTGCTAAAGTTGTAATGAAAATAGATGGAATGAGGATCCAAATAAACACCAAAGAGAAAACTCTTAGGAGCGAAGACGAAGGCTACCACAAAGAGAATAAGTTCAAGAAAATAATCAAAGAGCTTGACAAACTGCCTTACGACAGCGTCTTCGATGCTGAAGGGATAATGGTCAGCGAAGATGGTGAACCTCTCCATAGAACAAGCTTTATAGGCTACGTAAACGGCAAAGACTACGAACCTGACAAAGAAGATAGATGCCGCTTTATGATATTCGATGTTTACCGCTACAAAGGTAAAGATGTAGTCAATCTTCCTTTCCAAGAGCGCTTAGAAATCTTGAAGAAAGTAAAGGACATAAAGCACTTCAAAGTTCTTAGGGAAGGCAAGCACTACAGGATTGTAAAGTCTAAGCCCGACTTAGTTAAAGCTATCAAGTGGGCTTCAGAGTTGCCAGGCTCAGAAGGAGCAATGATAATATGGGACAAGAAAATAGAGACAGCAACAAACCAGAACAAAGCTTGGTGCAAGCTCAAGAAATACAAAGAGATAGATTGCCTTGTAGTCGATAGGACGCATCCAAAGCACAAAGATACAGGAGAGGAAATCAAGACGGTCTGGAACTACATGATAGCTGCAGGACCATACGAAGGCAGATGCGCTGAAATAGCAAAGAAGTATGCCCCCAGAGGGAAAGTTGTAATCAAGAGTGAAAGCAGAACATTGCCTGCAATGAAAGGTTTCGATGAAGCGAAAGAGTCGTTCTTGGAAGCTCAAGGAATCATAGTTAAAGGGCAGAAAATTTACGCTTATCTAGGAAGGACTTTCAACACCAAGATTACTGCTCCTATAGGAGGAATAATCAGAGTTGTCACACCAGAAGTCAACAAATACCCTATCCTAGACAAGAACGGCAAAGAGACAGGCTGCTACTACTACGGTGTTTTCCAACCCCGAGTTGTTGAGTATGTCCACGAGAAAAATGTTCCTGATCGAATAGAAGTTCTAGACAGATTGGCTTCTCTGACTTTGCCTAGAAGTGTAAGCAAAGCTAAGACTTTAACTCGTGAAGAATACCTTAGGATCAGAGAAGAAGGTAAACCTTTGCCTCCGGAGTACTACAAGTTCAAGCCTCCATGCAACGGCAAATGCAGGGGTGTGGTCCAAAGACATTGGCCCACTGGCAAAATAGTCGAGGTAAAGAAAGGAGAAGTTTTAGCCAGGGAAGGCTACATAGCTAAAGCTTACTGGTGGGAAGGCAACGATTTGGTTGTTGAATTCACTGGGCCAGAAGTAAAGAAGGAATTCAATACCGACAGCGTAATCTTGAAGTTCAGAGATCATATAGACGTTAGATTAGAGAAGAACAAAGAGCTTATAGGTTTCACTGTTCACCCTCCGATACCAGCAGGCAAGACTTCCTGGGATGTCTTCAAAGAGAGGATCGAAGAAGGAGAGAAGAGCCAAGTGACCATAAAGTATCCTCATCCTAAATCCTGGTTGACTTATGAAGGAGAGCTTTTGTTCCCAACTTTGCACGGTGGGCACCGCCTGTCTGTAGCTAAGATAAAAATAATGGACAAATTCACTGTCAAATATGGAGTCCAGCGCAGAAACTTGCATGAGTATTTCCTAGATGGCAACACTCTAAAAGGCCGCTTTGTTCTCAGAGTGATATTGTCTCCTTCAACTAAGAAGCCTATATGGATTTTTGTTAGGCCTAAAAATGCTCAGTACCCTCTGAATCCTGTTGAGCACAAAGATGAAGGCTACGTAGATCTCATAAGGAATGACAAATTGACTCCTGAAATGGCTGAATCACCTAGAGAATAACTTTTGAAGCTCTAAGCTAGAGGGCTAGTGCCGCATCGCTAGTGCCACTCAAAGTTTAATTCTGCAAATCACTTAGAGTATAACTCAAAGTTGAACATACAGTCCAACTCCTGGTTAAATTTAACTGTTGGTGTAATTTAGATTTAAATTGTCTATTTGACTGCTAGGGAAACTGCTAATTATCCTCAGAGTTACAT